TTTCTCCGCTTCGCGTTGCCAGTTGAGGCGTAGAGAGGCAGGTACGATGATCAGGATATTCGTGGCCTTGGGCGTAGAGTTGATAACGCCCAGTGCCTGTATTGTTTTCCCCAGTCCCATCTCATCACCGATCAGGACGGCATCCTTGCCCAGTGCATAGGCGATACCGGCCCGTTGGTAGGGCAGGTATTCGAGGCCATCAGGGGCAGGTATCTCGATATCAGATGTGGTTGCCGAAGACGATGCGTAAGCTTCTGTGCGATTCTCATCAGCAGAGGCCAGCACGGCCTTAGTCTCTGTGTTGGCGTATGCGCTCAACTTGGCGGCGATCTTGATATCGGTCGTGGACCAGACTTTCTGGCTGGGGTTCCAGCGAAATCCAGCCGCTTTTGGGACGGCACGTTCGTCGTATGTGGTGCGGCATACGTAGGTGTGTCCAGTTAATATGAGTTCCATTTTACATCTCCTTTGGTGGTAAGGGGGACACAAATTTAATGCAAAGGGCATATAATTGTCAACTAATAATAATTGTCAACTAACAAAAGATGACTTCGCCAAACAGGGCAATTTCCATGAATGTATCGGCGGTGATCACGTCATCATTTTCATCGAGAAAATCTTTGGCATGTTGCTGGATTGCGGCATTATCGGACAACAGAAACTTGTTCAGCCCTGCCAAAACGGCGTCTTTGTCGAGCGTGTATTCCACACCTGCACCATCTTCTATTTCGTCGTCGATGACGACCAGTAGCGACCCTCCGTTCAGGGGGATGTCGCTGGCGTATTCTTGATCGCTTGGATCGCTAATGCGCCAGATGCCTGAGATCCATGGGGTTCCAGATTCAAGGGCAGTGCTGATGAGATCGGACACCTTCTTGGCAGATGGGCTGTTTGGGATGCTGGCCTGTTCGATGAATGCTTTTATGTCATGGGAGTTCATGAGAGCCTCTTTTTGGGTTAGGATTTTTTTGAAAAAAGAGCAGGGACCAGTGAATGCAAAAAATTTAGCAGTCTACGTGCAGTTAAAACAACATCTTATCATCAATCTGTAAATTCACTGGTCCCTGCTGGCACTTCCGATCATTCTTCGTTGCGAGCAAGATCTGCTTTCAAGTCACAAATGTCATGGAGGGCTTGTGTTATGGAGTCTGCGATCCAATCGCCTCTATCGGCGAAGCGTCTTTGTGCGTCCTCATATGGTTCGTCGAGTTCCCATACCATACCATCATCGGCAAAGATGACCAATGTTCCTTTGCCGCCCCTGATGGGCGAGATCGCCATTACGTGATCCGTGTTGACGGCGACATACTCTTTGCCTGAGTGTTTAAGGTTTGTTACGAATGCCATTTGGGTTCCTTTCTGGTTATTGCCGATCCCTTATTGGACGGGCAGGTGGAGGTATTTGCGGTGGTTGTTGCTGGGGTGACATCGGTGTCGGAATTCGTGCTTGAGAATGCCGTCAGTTTTCCATGTCCCCATGTATTGCCATGCCTCGTGTTGATTATACGCTACTGGATCTTCGCCAGTGGTAATCAGGGCCTCAAATGCCTGTTCGCGTTGCCAGTGCATGTCGTCCAAAGGAATGGCTGTATTGTCCCGACTAAGGCTTTTCATGATCATTTTTCCTTCGGTGCTGTTTCGGGAAGTAAAAAATACATATCGTCTTTGGTTTTTCTTAAAAGGTTTTGGGCCGTGTTGCAATCTTCAACTCGTCTTCGGTCTTTGCTCGTGTCGTATTTGAAGAAGCGGCGCATTGCCTTGGCGTGTTCAGACGCTATGTACTCGGCCACAATTTCGACCCATCCAATCGTGTCGTACTGGTTGGCCCATTGTATCTTTTTGGCAATCTCCATTCGCAAAACAGGAGATATGTCAGCGGTGACTAATGCGCAATAAAATTTCTTGCCGTGTTGTGCGATTTCGATCTCTTCTTCTGTTATGTCCGTTGCGATCCAGTTGAATGTCCTTGTTGTTTTTGGCATGATTGGCTCTCCTTGTCTTTATAATTCTATGTGGATAATGTTGGTGACGATGAGTGTGGTTTGGATGTGTTGTCCGTCTGGACCTCGATGCCGGTAGATGATGCGAATCTCGTCGTCACCGGCCTCGATCTCATAAGTCCAGCCACTGTCGAACCACGATTCGGGCGTGTCCAATGGTATGCTATCGGCCTGTAATTTTCGGACCATATCGACCTGTTCCTTCATGCGATACATTTCTTTGCCTCCTTTTCGACCAGTTCATGCGTTTCCAGCAGGTCAGCCATTTTATCGGTTTTGTTGGCCAGATCATTGAGTTGCTCTGTAACCATGGCGATGGCCTCTGCATCGGATTTGGGGTTTGTCAGGATGTGGATGAACACCGGAATGAATGGAGACCAGCGGACGGGGATGGATATTGTCTTTGGCATGATATGTGGTCCTTTTCTTTAGACGATAGAATTATTGATGATGACAGCGGAAATTTCGGTGTGTAATTCTTTGAGGTGACAGAGGTCCTCGTAGGTCACGATGATTTGATACTGATCATCTTCGATGACTTCGGACGTGAGTCCGGAATCAGTGTCGAGGATTTGTCTCAATGTAACAGTCCCTTTGGGTGAAAATCTGTCTTTGCACATGGTGGTGTCCTCCCTTTTAAGCGTCAGTTTTGAGCCGCTTGAGCCGATTGTTGATCCAAATGTTTGGCCAGTATTCTTTGCCGTCATTATTTTCAGCGACTGGCGATCCGTTGATTTTCAGCGTCCCTTCAAAGTTTTTGATCATCCGCGTGACATACCTCAATGAGGCATGGGCATGATCCCATGGTCCGATTGGATCATCGCTTGTTTTTGGGTTTTGTGTAAAACCCATCTCTTCGGCCTCTTGCATTCGACCGTCGATTTGAGATTTGATTTTGCGTAGATCATGGAGATGTGACAATATCGACAATTCGATTCTGAGAATTTCGGTGACCTCCTCCTGAAGAAAAAACTTTGGATACATTTCTTTGATTTGGTCAAAAGGAAATTTGCACATGATGGACTCCTTTCCCCCGTGACGTCTCCGTGACGTCACGGGGCGGTGGATGGTGGATGATGGGTGTGTTTAGCTTATGGTTTCCTTCCAGCGTTGTTCCATTTCTTCTACGGCTAAGTTTTCGTCAGCCTTCATGGTGTCTCCTTTTCTGGTGGTTAGAGAGTTGTGTATAGTCCAGTGTATCTCTCGATCACATCGTGCATCATATCGACGTATACATTGTCTATGCATTCGAGTGCATTGTAGCCGCCCTTGGCGACTCGAACGAACGTGATTGTGTAGGTATCATTGGGGTCCAATGATATCTCAATGCGATTCGCCTTGGAACTGTTTTTGCCGATACGGAATCGCAATCCATTGTCTGTGGCAACATAATCTTTAGCTCCGACCATGGCCGTAAACAGACGGCGTATATGCAATTGCTCAAAGATCATTTTTGCGATGGGGTGCTTGTCCATAGTGTTCTCCTTTTCTGGTGGGTGAGGTAAGCGTTACCCCCATTGCCCTTGCGGTCACCCAGTGACATTTGTCAGGTTCCTACGGGCAATGGGGGTGCTGTCTATCTGACAGCCGATGCAGATAGACAGCAACCACTGGGAATTCCGACCCAGTGGTTATGTGACGTTGAATCTGACCTTGGCAGAGGCGACATTATGCCTTTCGATTCGGGCAAGGTCTTCTTTTGTTGGAGGGCCTTCTGGAGGGCCGATGTCTGTGTGGCCCCAGACGACGACAAATCGCTGGTCGAGCAATCGCCATGACCGTTCTAAGTTGGCCCGGTCGCCCGTGGAGACAACCTCAGTCCACTTGCCGTGACCTCCTCCCATATCGGTCCAGCAGTAGATGGTGTTGTATGCCATGATGTGCTCCTTATGAGTTAACTGCCATGCATCGGCAATGGTGGTTGCTGTAATAGCCTTGCGTATAGTCTATGACGAGTTTCTTTTCGGCGTCTGGACATTGGTCGTGTCCGGCCTTGCATTTGTAGCAGTAGGGGTGACTTTTGGCGTGGACCCAGTGAGTGGCACAATTACATTCCCAGTGACTATCGGTCGTTTCCATGACTTTGTCAGGCTCAGGGGTGATCCTCCCATTAAAGTAGACGTTGTCCCAGATTTTGCTTGCTCTGGTCAGTAGCGGAATGATGGCTTCAAATGTGGCGATCTGGTCCTCTAATGTTTTGTAGGGGCTATCGGGCCTGCGCATGTCGTTGGATGTGAGATCTCTAAAGTTTTTGGCCACGCTGACTTGCATCCATTCAAGCAAATCTGTCATTTCCTCGACGATCTCCCCAAAACAGCCGCCCCACGCACTATTGCTGTCGTAGTAGTTGCTGGCTGACTTGCAGATCAGCCGAGTGGTCAGGTCCGCATAGTCTATCAGGAGATTGCTCTTTTCCGTCATGAGCTTTGACGGCTCATCGCTGGTGCCCCATGTGTTCCAGTCATGCTGGTCAATATCGTCCATCATTTTGGCTAATCGCCTGCGCATTATGGGGAAGTGTATTTTTGCCATGATCGTGTTAGCTTCCTTTCTGGTAGTGAGCTACTCAGCTCACTACCGTTAAGATTTAGTTCTACTTGCTGTATTTTTTAATGAATTCTTCCAATTCTTTTACTTCTTCTTGCGCTTCTTTTTGTGCCTCTAACCCTCGTTCCCCTAACAACATTTTTTCACAGTCCCAACCTTTGTTTCCACTGTACTTTCGCAATGTGAATTCAGCTTCTTCGACAAGGCGTTGGTCTGTAAAATCCGATGTTTCGTTGTATTTTTCTTCGGTTGCTATTAGTCCGTCTAATTCCCACGATAGCTCATATAGGTTTTCGGCGTCTATTACGATTTGTCTTTTTTTGTGGTCTGGTGTTGTGGGGGCAGGCGATTTATACACGCCCTTGCGAATGTTCATGATGCTCTCCTTTTCAGAGGGTCCAGTTGCTGGTGTCATCTTCAATTTGGACGACTTCATTTGTGAGCGAATCTCTAACGTCTCTAAGACTCAGATTAGCTTGAAATGTGTGCCCGATCTGATCCTCGACGGCCACATATTGATTGAGCAATTCCGGATTGGCACGACCGGCGATCTGCAACGCTTTTTTGGGAGCGAAAATACAGAACACACAACTCAATCGGCCCATGCCCAGATCGTATGCCTCATGATGTGGGACACCGGTGGATCTGATCCTTGACCATACGGTCTGGTCGGTCCATTTATGGATCGGCAACCAGTTGTAGACGGTGCGTTTTGTTTTGTTACTGGCTAATGTGTTGATCTCCCATACTGGCCGTTTAGCCCGTGCCGGTGATTCTTCTGCCCTAAATCCAAGGCAATTGAGGATTTTGATTTTCCTCTTAAGGCCAGAGGCATTTAGCTCCCTGACCAGCATTGTGTAGACCCGATGGATCGGTGCGCGTTTATGGTCTGACGTGCACCATCGCTGACCGCTGGATGGCCATTTGCCCCGTTCACAAGCTTGTTCAAGCAGGTCTCGTTTTTCGTTCTTGACGACGATGGTTCGCAGTCCATAATGCTCTGCTTGACGGTGGACCAGATCTTTAACTCCGGCCCATTCTGCGCGGCCCAGATCTGCATGGACAACGACCAGCTTGCTACGACTGACATGTTGGCGATCAGCCAGTTGGACGACTTCGTCCAGCATCACTTGCGAGTCCTTGCCGCCAGATGAATTGATTACGACAATGTCAAATTTTCTAAGATTTGGTGTCTGCATCTTGGTGCTCCTTATAATGATTGAACGTGCGCTTGTAGCCCTCTCCGTTCAGGTGGTGATCTTTTGGTGGTGGTTGGTGGTTACTACGGTATGTCTCTGTGATATAGCCCCAGAGCTATCGACGCCCTATTCAGGACTGTCACCCCCAGACTTCCACAACTCTCAAATGCGTCAGTGTAAATACATTCGATAGCGAGCCATGATAGGCGGTGACAGCTCTTTTCGCCTTGCTGGCCAGATCCCCACGATGGCTGTTTGAGCACTCAGGGCGTTCTTGGTGCGAGTGCTTCGGGGCGGTGCTACTGGGCGGTTCCTGTATCCGCGCCTCTCATTTTCAACTCAACTACAACATCAACAACAAGGATAATGATATGCATGGTTAATTGTTTTGTCAACTATTTCTTTTTTAGCCCCAAAAGGGGTCCAAGAAAAAGGCCCTTGCCAAACTCTCTCATCATAGTAAACTCCCCATGAAAAAGGAGATTTTATATGCCCAGAAAAGCCGCCCCCACATTGACCCCTGCAATGCTACCGCCAGACGTGCGCGAGTATGTGCCGGACGATCTTGACGACCGTGATCTGCCGCTATGGTATGCGGCCTTTGAAACGGGGCGACATGCCGCTCATGCCGCTACTGAGGCCGTGACGTCACGGCCAAGGCCAAAGCCTGAACGAGTTAGGATTGATCCCCAACTGCCGCCGCCCACGGAACCAGTCCCTGCTAATTATGATGATGACGATGAGGACTCGACATTGGACGCATTACTGGACTATGCAAGGCAACACCGACCGCAGATCGATAGTGCCAAACTGGCCTCTGCGGCCTCTCAGCATGATGAGATGAGTAAGTGGCTAAAAAGTAGGACACTGCCCAGTGGCAGACTGATTGATATGATGCTGGATACTCTGGTAGAGACCAGCGGTAAGTCCATTCTCAGGGCGGCTTAATCCTTAATCATTATATGGACACTGTTAAAACCATATCAACCAGTCTGGATCTGTGCAGGGCGCAGGCCCACAGTATCGGTGCATGGATGGATGAGGATGTCCAGATAGGCAGACGTGGTGGAGGTGCACACACACGCTATACCTTGCGCCTGAGCGGAGATACCCGTGGACCACTACTATCCCCATGGATAGTGATAGAGACGATTCCGGCCCCTGATAAGGGCCGTAACCGGCATGATAGAGACCAGACCCTAAAAACCCTAAATGGCAATGTGCGATAGGCAATATGATGGCTGAACAACAGGTAGCTACAGCGACAGATTATGATAGTAGATGGCAAGCGAGCAGGGACCCCAAGACGGGCAAGATCCTCAAAGGCGCACCCGGTCGTAAGCCGGGTGCCCGTAACCATAGGACCAAGGTCTCAGCCCAGACAAAATTACAGGAGGTTGAGGCAGAGATCGGGCCAATGGACCCACTTGAGGGCATGGCAAGGATTGCGGCTGACATGTCATTAGACGTGCAGGTCAGGCTGACCGCGCTCAAAGAGTTGGCGAGGTATATCTACCCCCAGCGTAAGGCAATTGACATGAGCATTGAGGAGCAACAGGGTGAGCCATCTGCAATGTCTGACACCGATCTCGAGTCGATTATAGAGGGGCATTTTGGGGCAAGCTAAGAGGGGTCAGATTATACTAACGATAATACCTATTATGGTTAGTATGGCAGGGGATTTCTCAGGGGCATATAGGGGTAGGGGGGATACCACATATTCGCGCAATTAGCAGGGGGAGAGGGACATATGGAGGACCCACCCATAGAAATCTCCCATGACTTTTTTCGTTTAGGAGGATATCAGCATGGCACAGTTCACCTTAGACACATGGCCTGAGAGCAGGTGGCCCTCATTTTCGTTTGATGAGATGGCCTGTCGAGAGACGGGGCAGTGTGTTATAGACGAAGACATGATGGACCGCTTGCAGGACTTACGGGAGCGGTTAGGCAAACCGGTGCGGATCACTTCTGGATACCGATCACCTGAGCATTACATAGAAGCTGCCAAGGCTAAGCCCGGAGCCCATGCAACGGGATGTGCTGTTGACATTAGCTGTTCTGGTGATTCGTTTGAGGTTTTGCGGTTGGCACTGGAGTTGGGCTTTACGGGGATAGGAGTCTCTCAGAACGGCGATCATCGGCAGCGGTTCTTGCATTTGGACACTATTCAGGCCGAGGAGTTTCATGTTCCACGACCGGCCCTCTGGTCATATTAGCCACAATGGCTGCGACAGGCAGTTTTACTTTCGGAGGCAAGAGGTGACAGTTCTGGGGGGCCTGTCTTTTGTGCTGGCCCTGACTATGGGAGCGGGAGCAAGCTTGCCTTTGTTTTTCGATTTGCCCTCGTTCATGATTGTTTTTACGGGAGTGCTTGCAACGCTTTTGCTGTCGGGAGCATCTGTGCCGGAAATGGTGCTGGCCCCTTTTCGCTGGGATTCTTATAACCCCAAGGCTGCTGGCGCATGGAGGACGGCGGGTGTGGCATCGTTGGTATGGGGAACCATAGGCACATTGCTGGGTGTGATTATTATGCTGGATAATGTAGGGAAGATTAATTCTTCCCTTATTGGCAAAAGCATGGCCATTGGCTTGCTGACGCAATTGTATGGGATTTTGGGATTTGTGATTGCGTATGCTGCCCGGCGGCGTATGGAGGATGTGTGAGTCTGGGAGCGCATGAAGCGGCGCAGGTTTTACTGGAACGGCGACAGGCCCGTGAGCAGTTATTGCCATTTGTGACGCTGACGAAGCCGGACTTTGAGATAGGCCGTCACCATGAAATGATCTCTCAATGCTTGGAGCGGGTAGAATCGGGAGAGATTGTCCGGCAGATGATATTTACCCCACCTCGTCATACCAAATCGGAATTAGCTACAAGGCGGTTTCCTGCATGGTATCTGGGACGCCGTCCTGACGCTCAGGTCATATCAGCTTCTTATAACTCGGAACTGGCGTCTGACTTTGGACGTGAGGTACGTAATCTGATAAACACTCCAGTCTACGCACAGATATTCCCCGGCGTGGGATTGTCGGAAGATTCTCAAGCTGCAAATCGGTGGCATCTGAAATCAGGGGGTCAGTATATAGCAGCAGGGGTGGGGACTGCGATTACGGGACGGGGAGCGCATCTGATTATTGTGGATGATCCCATTAAGGATCGACAGGAAGCTGATTCGGAAACGGTGCGACAGCGTATTTGGGATTGGTATCGGTCGGTATTGTATACACGTTTGATGCCGGGGGGATCGATTGTGCTGATCCAAACCCGTTGGCATGACGACGATCTGGCAGGGCGATTACTGGCTGAGGCGGGGGGAGGCGGGGACCAGTGGGAAGTTGTTGAATTGCCAGCACTGGCACGGGACAACGATCCACTGGGCCGTATGAAGGGGGAGGCTCTGTGGCCGGAATGGTATCCTGAAGATCGATTAATCCAAATTAAATCTGTGATTGGTTCTCGTGACTGGAGTGCTTTATACCAGCAGGAACCACAGGCCGAAGAAGGAGGATTCTTTCTGGCCGATTGGTTCAAGACAGTGTCGGAACCCCCGGAGGGCTTACGGATTTATGGGGCCAGTGATTACGCGACCAAGGATGGTGAAGGGGACTGGACGGTGCATGGCATTTGTGGAGTAGACGAGCAGGACAATATGTATATGCTGGACATGTGGCGCGGGCAGACGACCAGCGATGTGTGGGTGGAATCATTTCTGGATCTGGTAGACCGCTGGAAGCCGTTGCAGTGGGCTGAGGAAGCTGGGCAGATCCGGGCAAGCCTTGATCCGTATATCACTACTCGTCAGCGTGAACGCCGGTCGTATTGTGTGCGCACACCGTTTACGTCTCGATTTGATAAGCGTAGTCGGGCACGAGCCATACAGGCCCGTATGAGTGCGGGCAAGGTGTTTTTTGTGCGCAATGCGCCATGGCTGGAAGAGTTGCGATTGGAGATGTTGCGGTTTGATGCCGGACGCCATGACGATCAGGTGGATGTAATGTCATTGCTGGGCCGGATGCTGGAAGACATGCAGGGTGCAGGACAGCTGAAGAACTGGGCTCCGAGTCGTCATATTCGGCGCGTAAAACAACAAAAGGAGGCGGTATAGTATGAGAGCAACTTTTGAAAATCGGGGTAATAGCGAATGGTTGCCTTTTGATATTGATCTTGGCGTTAACCTTGAGGAGATGGAAGGGGCGGTTGCGCTGGACGGACTGGACGGAGCATTGGTGGGAGCGGGGAACCAGTATACAAAACGACCTTTACTGGTTTACAGTGCACAAAAGATTGTAGCGATTTTAATGGAGCGGGACGGAATGACGGATGAAGAGGCGTGGGAATTCTTTTCCCATAACATTGAAGGGCTATGGGCGGGGGAAGGGACTCCCATCATTATCCATGACGTTGTGTTTGATTCATGAGGATTCGCAAGGTGCCTACGGGCGAATTTGATGCAGACGGTGATGGGGACCCGCAAACAGTTACGTGGATTACGGTAACTCGACGTGAGGCATTGGCCATTATACAGGCATTGGCCGGACAGATGGGTACCCGGCGCGGGTCTGATCGCATTGAGCATCGATTGCTCAATGGGGATTATGCAACCATAGAAGTGGATAACGAAAATGAGGTTGTCGAGTGAATATCAATGTAAAAGTGGAAAAGTGGCGAGAACCGACCCTTGTTGAGATTGATGAAGGAGAAGGCCCCGTATTGTATACTCGCGTATGGATGGGGATGGTGCCGCCAAAGGGATTGGAACCGGGGTATGCGTGTGTTGTGGGGGAAGTGTATGATGACGATCCGCGGCAGAAGCCGCGCCCTAAGATTTTATTGGACGAAGCGCAGGCCCTCAACCCGGACGATTGGTCAAAGGATGTGGTCGAATCGTATCATGATTCGTTTTTTACTGACATTGAGGGAGACAATGGTATCATATCTGCCTCTAAGTCATCGAATCCCACTATGCACGACCTGCGCATAGCGGCGGTGGCCCTGAAGGATATCTATAAGATCGAAATGGGGATAACGCTCCCTCATCAGCCCCCTTTTACGGCTTTTTTACGGGCAACAGAGGGCTTGTGCCTGTATGATAGCGGGATTGATCCTGAGCAATACAAGCAGTGGTTCCCCACGTTTCAGTCGGTTGATAACTGTATGGCCATTATGGACGAGGTGCCAATGGGTGATGACGAAGAATACGGGCGGCAGCTTGTAGAGACGTTGCTGGCCCGCAATGAATTGTCCATTAATGATCATTGTAAGCTGTTCCAGAATTCACATCTTGCCCATCCAGTGCGGGCCGTGGGTCTGGTGTGCAGTGCGATGCAGGTATGGGACTGGAGTTTTATGATCCGGGACGTGGAAATGGGAGATGGGTATGATGAGATGATTGCCGATGAAGATCTGGAGGAGGCAAAGGCAGAATCGGACGCTGAAGACGCTGTGCGTTTATGGCAGGCTGGGATGGATACAGGGTTTTCAGATCAGGAAAAAAAGCAATTGGAAAAATCGTTATATGCTGCTTGAAAAAAGTCAGTTGACAAAGAAAAACGGCTTACTACACTTCCAGTAAGTGCCAGAGGAAGGCTCAATTAAGGGAGATAAGATCACGGCTCGCGCCGCCGAGTTAATCGAGCGGCGTGATGCTGTTGCAGCTAACTATGAGACTACCGAAGAAGACACAGTCAGTTTACAAGAAAAAGCCGGGGACGCTGAAGCGTAAGCCGTCTCCCAAGCCAAAGCGACAACCTAAGAGAACGCGAAAGAGCTTGTACTAAATGGCGCAATACGACGAACCGCAAACCAAAGACGATTACGCAGATAAGTGTAATACACGCTTGCGTGATGGCGTGAATGAGGCATCGGAATGGGCTACGGAAGCTCGCCGGGCGTGGTCATATTACGCTTCACGGCAGTATCAGAATGTTTCTGATTCTGAACGCCTGCGCATGATGCCCATTGTGGCCAATGTTATCCGCAGAGACATTGATCAGATGGTCAATCGGGTCTTGGAAGCAGCTCCCGTAATTAATCCGGTGGGCCGCTTTGGAGAAGACACTGAATATGCTCGTATGATGGTTGACCTGCTTCAGTATACCCGTGACACCGAAGAGAATTTTCATAACGATCTTGAGGATGCGGTTCAGGATTTCTTCTTTACGGGCGAGGGCATCCTGTTTGAGGGTTGGAATCAAGATGCGGAACAGGGTATGGGGGCTCCTGAAGCACGATGGGTTGATCCTCGGTTTCTGATTTGGGATGCTGCGGCTCGCAACTGGCAGCGAGATGATGCGGATTACATGATTCACTTTGAACCTAAGAAAGTGGACACAATTGAAGAGCTATATGGGCTGTCGGACGTTCAGGCAGACTATCCCGGATTTTTTACGGGCAGCGAAGATGTCGCTCGCGGGGGCAGGGAGTATGGAGTAGCGCGAGGCGATCCGGGCAATAAGGGCAGTTCAGTAGGATCGTCTGAAGACATGGCGTATGTCAAAACGATGTATGAAAAGATATACCGTCAGAAGTCTCGATATACCCTTGCAAATGGAGAAAATGCTACGATCCCGGACGCAGAGGGCGGGTCCCGAGATATTACTGATGATGACTTTGAGTTATTGCCTCCAGAACGACAGGCAGAGCTTACTAAAGTCAAAGGGCGAGTGGCAGAGCTGTATGAGACTATTGTTGTAAATGATCAGACAGTCAGTCGCGAATTGAGCATATATGATGTAAGCAATGGTGGACACGGAGAGTATCCGTTCGCCTTTTTCTCCTATGTGCGGATTCGTGATCGTTCCCACAGTAAGGGGGAAATTGATTATCTGGTAGGAATGCAGGACCTAATCAATCGAACGCTGGCACGGTGGTTGGAGCAGATGATGATCGCCGGGTCTAATTACGTGGTGTCTCCAAAAGGGTCGCTGCCTCGTGAAGATGAGGAAAAGCTGAAGAACATTGGCCGTTATCCGCTTCAGATCTTTCGGCCTTACCCCGGCTTTGCAGGACCGCAGGTGGACGGAGGACGCTCCACAGGGGCCGATTTGTTCCAAAGCGGCTATCAACTGCTATCGACGATTAAAGACCGTGTAAGTGGCGTATATGACGTTCAGAGAGGCAGTATGCCGTATGCAACGTCTGGTATTGGCATTCAGTCGCTGCAATCGGCTACAGATTTATTGACAACTATGCCGCGCAGGCATTTGGAGTCCGGTCTTAAAAGGGCAACTATCCTGCGTATGAAAAATATTCTGCAATTTATGCGAGGGTCACGGGTCATTGAGATCATCGATCAAAAAGACAAGAAGGAACGCACGTTGTTTGTGGGGAATTCCATGGCTGAAATAGCGGCTGAATATGGATTACAGCCGTCAGTAGATCAGGCAACAGGTGTGCCGATGGTAGATCCTGCTACAGGGGAACCGCTAATGCTGGTCAACCCCAATACGCAGGAAGAAGCCGATGTCATGGTTCTGAACGAGGATACGGCTCCTCAGTTTGATATGCGCCGGGTACGTTTGGAACTGGACACAGAACGAGATCGCTCACGTCAGGAACGGATGGAATTTGCGCAGATGATGTTGCAGGCCATTGGCCCATCGGCTGCTACTTGGGCATTAGAACTAATGGATGCGCCTAACAAGGAAGTGTTAATCGAGTCGATGGAACGCTCTGATTCGGGGGCTCAGCTACTGGCTCAGTTTGAGGAAATGGCCAAAGGTCTTGGCATGGATGATCCGCAACAGCTTATCCAGTCTGTGATGCAACAGTTGCAAATGCAGGCGCAAA